TGTGCAACAGGCAGATGAAGATTTACGTAAAGACCTTATTCTAACAGAAGCTGGTCTTGAAATTTCTCTTCCTGAAACTCATTCGTTGTTTAATTTCGAAGGAGCTTAATAATGAGAAGTGATGTATTAAACTCGAATAGTAATGACTATGGCAAAGTATACGATGTTAAAGATGTAGAGCTTGTATCTGCAGCAAAAACACTAACTGCTTCTGATAGTGGTAAAGTGTTTATGTGTGAGTCTTCTGGCGGTGCTTTTGAAATAACATTACCTGTAGCAACTGAAAATAAAGTAGGTTGGAATTGTAAATTTATTGTATGGGAAGAAACTCCTACAGCAGATATTACAATCGCAGCAGGAAGTGCTATATTAAGCGGTGTTAATAAAGATGCAGGTGGTGATGCAGCTAATTCTACAGCAGGAACACAAGTTTCTAACATTATTCTTGACACAACTGCTCAACGAGGAGATGTTGTTGAAGTAATGTATTACGGAGACGAATATGTGTTTACTGCATTTAGTGGTATTAACAATGGTATACAAACATCATAAACCAAATAAATAAGGTTTAATAGTTTTGTAGAACTATGGGGTAAATCGTATAAAGGGTTTACCCCGAATCTACTAAGAATTTTTATAACAATAAACAAGCCCATTCACGCACAGCCAGTGCTTAGGGCAGGAGGTAAACATGGCAGACATATCAAGCGGACACTCACATAGATACACAGTAGTTGAAGCTCAAAATGTTTCATTAGGACAAACAGGCGTTGCGTTCCTTAGTGATATATCAACTTATACACCACCATCAGGACTTAAAGTGGTAGCAATTCAATTTGTTGAAGATACTTTATTTGATAGTTCAGATGCAACAACAGCTAACGCAGATTGGCCTACAGATGCACAAGGTGGTCCTGGAACTAATAGTGACGCAATTAATCAAAAAACTATGCCTGCAGGTATGACTATATATGGAAGATGGGATACAGTAGCATTTGATAGTGGTGCTGCATTTTTATACTTAGGAGCTTAATGTTAGGTTTAGGTACAAAAATAAATCGTTCTGTTAAAGGCAGAAGAGCTTTTACTTCAAAAGTAGCTATGAATTTTGACGGTAGTGCTGATGCTATTATTATTCCAGACCATGCAGATTTTAACCATGACACTGGAAGTCATAGTAAATTTACTGTATCATTTTGGTTTAAAGCAGATTATAGCAGTGGTACATTATCAGAGACTGAAGTCTTAATGGGTAGATGGGATTTGAATGATAAACGAGAATGGCTTATATATGTCGGAACAGATAGAGTAATCAATATTGGAACAAGTGATGATGGGACAAGTGGTGACAATGTAAAAACACATGTAACTAATCATACAATAAGTGATACTAATTGGCATCATTTCATTATGAGATATGATGGAAGTCAGAGTGCTGATAATAGAACTTTAGTTTATATTGATGGTTCAATAGCGCTAAGTAGTAGCGTAGGAACTGTTGCTTCTAGTTCTTTTGCTCAATTACATGAAGATAATCAAGATACTTGGATTGCAGGAACTCATAATAACGGAACAGCAGAACGCCACTTTGATGGTAAAATAGATGAAGTAGCTTATTGGAAAGGTTCCTTAGCATTATCAGGGACAAATAAGTATGCTTCTTATATATACAATAATGGAAATCCAAGAGATTTATCATATGCAGATGGAACAGAAAACCTTATAGGATATTGGAGATTAGGTGAATATTTTACAGCAGGATGTCCTGTCCCTAGTGGAACATTTCTAAATTCTACCACTAACCCTCAAGATTCTTCTAAATATGGCGGTTCATGCGCACCTGCGTTTGTTGCATTAAATTGGGCTGGTGGAAAACCCAGAAAAGTTGGAGATAATTTAATGACTAATGGAAATTTTGCAGATGGTGGACCTGCATTAGCTGTTGACGAAACGGATGAAACTGTAAATGGATGGAGAGCGCTTGCAGGTACTGCTGGGGCAGTTGTAACAACAGATACTTCAATCTATAGAAGCGAAGGCAAAGCAGCTAAATTGACAACAGATGCTGACGGTGGCTCTCTTTCACTTATTAAAACTAGTAACGCAGCTCTAGAAGATGGTGAATTTTATGTTTGCGAGTATTGGATTTATACTCCTACAGATGTATCTGACTCTGGTAGTCAGGAATGGGGAAGAACTCAAAGTGAGTTAGATGAAGTTTATGAAGGTAGTGCACAATATGGTTTGTCAGGTGATGGCTCTATTGTATCAGCATATTTAAAATTAAATCAATGGCACAGGCATACATTAGTAGGTAGATTTAATAGAGGAAGTGACGCTGCCAAACATATTAACATACAAAGACAATTTGGAAACTTAGACGCAGGAGAAGGTCCTCAAATACTTTATGTTGATGATTTATCTCTTTATAAATTGTCAGGGACTCATCATGGATTAGTTCAACATTCTAATACTACAATATTAACCGAAGGAGCAGATTAATGGCTAAAAAAAAATATAAACCACATATGATGTATGGTGATGGTAAGTCTAAAATGGCCAATACCTATGAGGAACATTTAAAATTAAAGAAAAAAGGTTGGGGACATTCTAAGTCTAAAATGAAAGACGGTGGAAAACCTAAAGGTTTATGGGCTAATATACATGCTAAAAGAAAAAGAGGAGAAGCTCCCGCTAAACCTGGAGATAAAGATTATCCTAAAACTTTAAATGTTGAAGAAGGTGGATTAATGAATGGCCCTTCGCATGATGAAGGTGGTATTGATATTGAAGTCGAAGGTGGAGAAATAGTTATAAACAAAAATAAAAATAATGCTGCTGGGAAACATGAGAAAGATTTATTAAATTTAAACAATAATCCTGATGATTATATGATAGTTAAAAAAAATAATAATAACTATAATTGGCCATCAAATGACGCAAGAAAGCGAGGAAAGTAATATGCCAAAAGGTAAAGGCACTTATGGAAGCCAAGTTGGAAGGCCTTCTAAAAAACAAAATAATGAATATATGGGCGGTGGTATGACTGATGAATATTTTGGTGGAGGTATGGTTGTTAATGATGCTAGAAATCGAAACGTAAATACAATGGGTGACGGTTTTGCTCCAAAACCATCTCCTAAACCAATGATGCCTTCACAGCCACCAAATCAAACTGAAAATTATGATTTGTATGACCAATGGGTGGATAAATATAATGAAGACATTCAATTAGGAAAAGATGGTGGAAAAGTTGAAAAATATAAAGCTGGTGGAAAAGTTAATGAAATGCCTGCTCATTTAAAAGAAGAATTAGACTCTTTAAAACAAAAACACATAGGAGGTGCTTATGGAGATGACCTTTTAAAAAATGCATCAAAAGATTTGAAAAAATATCTTTATAAACAAGATTTCAAAAAAACAAAAGAAAAAACAAAAAAGAAAATAAAAAAGACGAGTGATAAATATGCTGAAAAAGCTTTAGAAGGTAAAAAAAGAAGTAAAGGTTTATCAAAAGTATTAGGTGAAGGAGATACTACTGTTGCAGATGCAGTATATATGGTTAAACAAAAACTTGATAGAGCTAAAAAGAAAAAAAGAGCACAATTACGAATTATAAAAGAGGATTTAGATTCTACTACTAAAAGAAATACAGGGTCTACAGAAATGGCAAAAGGTGGAAAAATAAAAAAAGCTCTTAAAAAAGGTAAAGGTTTAAAAAAAGGTAAAGGTTTAAAAAATACAAGAGGTGGAATTAAAAGCACAAAAGGTAAACCTAAAAAATTTAGAAAACCTGAAGCTGGTGAAAATAAATTTACAGGAAAATATAACGAAAAGGCTGTTCGTAGAGGTATGACATATGAAGAGGCTAAAGAAAAAGGCAAGAAAAATGTGTTTCGTAGAAAGAAGTAAATAATGGCTATTTTTGTATATTGTGATAAATGTGAAAAAACTGTAGAACCTAATAGTTGTGGGCATAAAAAAGAATTGTTTCGTCAAGATACAAGAAATTATGTTAATATGAGAACAACTTGGAGTGGGCAAACTCAAGTAGAGTTTAACCAAACAACTATAGACCAAGATATAGCAGAAAGGAATAGCAGATAATGCCTAATTTTTCTGGTCAAATACAAGATTTAGTAGGTAGTGCAATGACGGACGATGTTGCTATGGATACATTTATGTCTGATGGTTTAGCACAAGTATATAGTTTATTACCTAATAACAAATTATTAGAATGCGTTACTCATACAGAACTTAGCAATTCTCCATCTACTTTGGATTTAGATACTGCTACTATTGGCCCTGTAATATCTGTTACACGAAAAACATCTCAAGGTATTAATCAAATATGTAGACAAATACCACCTGCTATGGTTTCTAGGGTTACTGATACAAATGATTTGATGCATGTAACAGAAACAGACCCAGTATATTTTATTAAAAATGCAGTATTAAATGTTTATCCTGACCCTACTGCTTCACAAACTGCTGAAGTTGTATATCTTCCATTAACATCTATAGATGCAAATTCTGTTGACACTATTGACAATCTTTCAAATGACGTAACTTATATTGTTGTATTATATGCTGCAATTAGAGCAGCTACACATTTAATGTCTGAAGAAGAAGATATTGAATTATATAGTCCAATTATTAAATCATTAAAAAATGATTACAATACTGCATTACAAGCAATGGGTGTAAAAATATCAACAACGAAAAAAAGTAAAAAGGATAGCGATGAAGGTTAAAGATTTAATCCAACAAGTAGAATATACAATGGGAAGACAGCCAGAAAAATATATGATGCAACTTATAAATGATGCATTAATGGATATGTCAAGTAAAATTCAAAGTTACAAAACAGAAAAAATACAAAATTTAATATCAAAACAAAGATGGTATAAATTAGATGACTCTGTTGTAGATATAACAAGAGTCGAAATTTTAGATAATAACGATAGATATGTGATGGTACCTAAATTAGCGGACCCACATAAATTATTAAAAGATGATACAGACGAAACGTCTGATTCATTAACATAGGAGTAAAAAATGGCAAGTACATTAA